GTCGTAAAGTATCCAAGAGTTGAGGATGTGGTCAATGGAACCAATACAATTAATTGATAATCCAAATCTAAGACCTATAATCGGAAACAATCCGATTAACGTACAAAATACAAACATACCTAACTCAACAATCAATCGAATATCTGGTCCTTCTGTAATTCCAACTATAGAAAGACCAGCAGTTCGTAGTATGGAAGTTCCAGTTGTTCGTGGATTGGAAGTTCCTGTTGTTAATATGCCTAATACTGGAATTAAATATCCAGTTATTAATGTTCCGACTCAGGCAGAGTTTAATGCAGCAGTGAAGGCAGAAAAAGATAGACAAGCAGCAGAAGAGGCAGCAAAAGAAAGGAAACTACCAGACACAAAACCACCAGTAACACAAACTCCTCCTGCAGTTCAACAAACACTACCTCCAGTACAGACACAAGAACCTGTTGCAGAGATACCAGCAAACACACCTAAACCCGCATTTACAATCAATGGAGTCGATATTAATTTACCTGATCCTTCTGTTGTTGCTACGGCTGGTGCTGTCGCCGTAGTTACTACAGCAACTACAATGGTATCTGGAATTGCTTTGAATATGGTGAAGAATGCTGCGGAACCACTAATACGTGAGGCAGTCAAAAATAAATTCAAAATTAAACTCAAACAAGTTAAACCAGTTCTACATTATGTAATGACAGACACTGGACACATTGATATCTTTGAATATTCTGCAGATGGTACAAAGTTAGTTGATAGTACAGACAATGTGGAGCAGTACATTCGCGCACAAGTAGAAACTAATGCCTTCTATGAAACTGAAAACAAAATTATTATTGATGATGTTGTAGCAGATAAATTTACAAAAGAAGGGCAAAAGAGATTTAAACCTCTGTTTGCTCCTGCGAAGAAAGTGGCGAAGAAGTTGGCTGCTCGTCTTTCTTTTTAATAGCTGCTTCTGTCAACAGCGAAGAGAATGCTGCCCACAAAATATTATTATAAATCTGTCGAGAAGATTCCAACTCAACTTCACCTTGAGTTATAATCCCAACAGAATCTACTGCTGTTAACATTCCAGCAGACCATATCACTGCAACAATTCTAACTACCAATAGAGTTAGCTTTACGTTTTGCAGCAAGTTTATCGAAATCTTTTTTCTTAGTCCCACCGTCATACTCCCATGCGTATCCCTCGTTTACCATCTGATTATTAATCGAAACTGATTCACCATTGATGTAAAGATGACCGATGATACGACCATACTTTTCTGTGCTATCTGGTAACTCGGTTTTAATAATAATGTCTTTAGCAAACTCTAGTCTGTGCTTGAGCCATTCTTTAACTTCAAGACCAAGTTTCTTTTCATAAGCATCAGTTGTCCTACTCTCTGGGGTATCGACACCAGCAAGACGAATTCGCTTAGTAAGGGAGATATCAAAACCAAGATCAATGTCAGCATCAATAGTGTCGCCATCTACAACCTTATGTACTGAGCGTATTCTATAAATGTATGGATCTTTGTCTGCCATCAGAAAGGAAACTTAATACTTCCAGTATTTAGTTTAGAAATTGGTAGTTTTTCAAATGCTTTATTGACTTGATTTTTCACTACCTTACCAACAAACTCTTCTGGATTATTGAGGATTGCTTCTGCTTTCTTATAAGTTACATAAGCACCGTAACAAAGTGCTCCACTAATTGCCAGACTCGTCGCTGACAGAATGAGTGCTAGGTTCTTCATTTTTCATTTCCTCGTGCGCTAATCGTAGTATGTAGTAAATTACATATGCTGTGAAGATAAGTCCACATCCTAATATTGTAACAACTCCCCAAGGAAAGCCACTCATTAGAATTTACCTTCTACACACATCTCTGCTTTCTTATTTGGATAATAAGGATACTTGCCCTCTTGTGGTTTCATCCATCCGCATCCAATTAACCAATCCATAGTCATAGGGGTAGGTCTCATCTGTTCCCATAGTGGACCTTTGGCACACATCTCCAACTTTTCTGCAGTGACATTTGATTGTTCTTCTGCCCAATTAGCATCTGCTTCCCAAGGAACTGCACGAGATTGACCCATAGATTCATAAGTCAATTTAGTCGTCTTCATTATCCAAGCAGGAATCTCACTATCCTGATGAACCTGTGCCATAAAGGATGTTTTTAATCCACCACCCATACAGTCTTGGACTGTATGCCATCCTTCGTGTCTCATTGTTCCCAGAAACTCTCTAGGATCTTTGAGTAGTTGTTCATTCACAAAGAACCTATTGTACTCTGGTTTATATAAACCTACTGTTCTTGGGGTGAAATATCTTTCTGGTGCAACATAAACAGGAACTCCAAGTTTATCAAGTCCTACAATGATTGCTTTTAGTTCTTCCCTGAATGGGTCAAAATCTGGATCCTTTAGTAATTCAGAATCTGCTGTAAGTTTTTCTACTCCTTCAGTACATTCCAAAAGTATCATACATCCCATTGCAGATAAACTATATGGTTTCACTGTTGGTTGAGTTTTAACTATTGATTCTGCTGCTACTGGAGAAATCAATGCTAATGATAAACCAATTGAGGTGAATAACTTTTTCATTCTTTCCACCAACCTTCTTCTTTATGAATCCAGACTTTCAAATCTTTAACATATTTTCTCAATATCTGGGCCTGTTCTTCATGCCAAAAATCACCCGTCTCCATAAAGAGGCGGGTGTGATTATCTATAGCTTGTAGTATTTTGTGGATGGGAGCATTCCAACACTCTCGTTTAGGAGTGTTCCATTCTCTTGGCATTGGTATGTGAATGTGTAGATTTGATTGTCACCTATAAAATCAATTTGACATAAATCAGGTCCAACCAACATATGACCAACAATCGTCAAAGTCACAAACTCAATCATTTTTTCTTGCCACCATTCTTCGCTTTTTTAGCATTGGCATTGCCAGAGTTCTGTTTTTTATTATTAGCAGAACCTGCACTACCCTTTTTACCTTTGTTTGCGGACTTTGCCATTATGCTCCACCTGTGCGAGGTTGTACTTGACCTTCTAATACTTCAACTCTTTCTTCAAGAGTTGGTTCTACAGCAGTAACTTCAGGAGCAGGTGGTTCTGGCGGTGCCTCTACAACTACTTCTCTACGTGGTTCTTCCTTTTTTTCATCTTCATCTCCACCTTTCTTCATTGTGTTAATACCGAAAGTTGCTGCGGAAGCAGTAAAGACAGTAGCAATGAAGGTTGGATCCATCTTAGAAAGAGCACCCGCATAACTAGCAGTTAAAAGAGCAGCGGACCAACTCAGGATAGCAATTCTAATAACAGTACTCATACACGTTTCCTTTTTCTTTTGATTATCCATCAGACTGTGTGATGATTTCTTTGGTATTTAGGTAAATCAGAATCTAAACTTGATTTTGCCCGCAATGGAATTGTTAGTAACTCCATCGTTTCTACCGTGAGAACCTTCAACAAACAAGAACTCATTATAATCAACTGAAGCACTTGCAATATATGAATCATCAGTTCCATATGAGCCTTCAACACTTACACCAAACTTACCAAGTCTCTTTTCAATTTTAGCACCAACCTCACCTACGTAAGTTGTTTGATCAAATGCAGCAACTGTTCTTGCAGATTGTATATCACCATTTTCAACATATGCATCTCTCTTTACATTCTGAACTGTAAATCCAAGGAATGGAGTTAACCACTTATTTACGTGCATATAAAGTCTGTTAGATACCCACCACTCATTTCCTGTGGTTTCGCCAGAGTTGTTGAAGACACCTTCTACAGTTCTCACATAATTGTACTTACTATCTGCAACTCCACCATTTGTCTTCAATGAGAATGAGTTTCCGTGGAATGAGTTAAAGATACCAACGTGCTGTTTCTTCTGAGTTGTGCTACTATCAACACCAGTAAGTTTGATGTTAATATCATTATACTGAGCACCAAAAGTCCATCCTTTTGTTAAATCAAATTCAAATCCACCACCAAAGATTTTACTATCTGCATTATATCCACCATCAGCATATGATTGTACAAAACGATTGTTCTCAAATATTCTAAATCTTTGCTTGGTTTGTGATGGTTCGTGATCAAGAAGTGCATTAATACCATCATTAATTCCATCAAGAACTTGTAATTGGTCTACTCTACCAAATAATGCATCATAGTAGTGTGAGACACCAACATCATTCCAAAGTTCATATGTGGTTACAGGAGTTCCATTTGTTGCAACTTCAGTTCCATCCGAATAACTGGTTGTTGTAACTGGTGTAGTTACAATTGTTTTCACCATAGGAGTTGTGGTGGTTGTTGTAGTGTGTCTTGCAA